CCGCATTGAATAGGACGATGCTTTTGAATTGAACTAAATTATCAGATTGAATATTGGTTTTCGCGAAATATTTGAGGTCTTCACGAATGAATTTGATACCTTTACCATGGGCACAATTCACATACATGACATTGTTTTTGATTTTTGCGCGATTTTCTCCATAAATACGATGAATAAATTGATAAACAATGGTTTTCTTGCCACTACCGGAAGAGCCATGGAAAATAATATTCGGAATTTTGCGCATTTTTAAGAATCCATTCAGTCGTTGTTCGACATTTACATTCTCTTGGAATTGATACATAATACTTGTTTGAAGTAAATAAGTATTATATTCATTTTTATTTATACGGATTCTCCCTGAATTAAAAATTCTCTACAAGCACGAATCACATTGGAGCCTAATTTTCGGCGTTTTCCTTCATTTTCAATATAGATAGTATCCAAGTATCCAGGATTTGCACGGATTTCATCGAGAAAAGCCAGGAATGCGTTACCACGTTCAGCAAATGGACGTAAAATAGCAGTGGCAGATTGCGCACTAATTCCTGGAATTTGACATAAGAAAATCTCTCCAATATTCTCTTTGGTTATATTCTCTTTTTTCGTTTTTTTGACGACTTCACAATAATCTTTTGCGGATACTTCAACACTGAGTGTAGGTGTCGGTTGAATAGCATCGGTATTATACAATGTTTTTCCTTCTTTTAAATCGCGTTCTATTTTTTGAGCCATATATACCAAGTGCCATGCGCTCTCTTGTGGTGTTGCCGTTTTCATTATGGAAAATCCTTTGATTTGATTGAGAGAGGTTAAACAAGAAACTACAGTTCGTCGGTCTTGTTCTCTTGTCAATTGACTGAAAATACCTTCTATCAAATAAATCACACGATTTCTACATCCCTGTGGAATAATACCACTGCCGATTAAACGATAGGATTGTTCCGCATATCGGCCATCTTTAATCGATGCTAATAAATCGGCAAATGTTTTTCTTTCGACAATCAATAAGATGGAATTGGATATAGAATCAACAATATGAATATCTCCTAATTCTAAAACGGCATCTTCAACTTGTACGCCAACAATTCCAGCGGATTCGATAAAATCAAGAATACATTGGTATAATTTAGCCTCTCGCTTATCAATAATAAGTTTTACCATTAGTAAAATTGAAAGAGATATATATTTATTTGAATTTAGTATATTATTATATTGCTATGACAATGACAACTACTGATATTATTGTACATCCGGATTATGTTTCGAAGACTTCTATGAAAGAAATCTCTCGACAATCGAATCCAATGTCTTATGATGATTTGAAAATCAATTATGCGAAATTAGAGGCGGCATATATTCGACATGTTCATCAATTACTTCAAGAGAATTTACATTTGAAATCGAAACTGCAATTATATTATGATACTTTTGGGAAAATCGAAAAACTTCCGGATTCTTATCGAAATCATGCGAATCTATAAATAAAATAAAAACAATAGTTCTTATTTCTCTATAATGACAGAAAATATTGACCATGTTATTTATATCAATTTAGATAAACGAACCGACCGCAAAGAAAGAATTGAAACCGAATTAAATCGGATAGGTATTCAATCTGATAAATATACAAGATACGCGGCAACTGATTATAATGGAAATCCAAATGCGGGTTGTTTACAAAGTCATGCGAATGCTCTTGCACTTGCCTATGACCTTGGTTTTGAAAATGTATTAATCCTTGAGGATGATTTTGTTTTTATTGATAATGCCGATAAAATTCAACAAGATATTGCCTATTTTTTTAATACAGTAAAAGATTCGGTAGAGGGATGGGATGTTATCATGCTTACCACATGTAGTCCAGAACCTTATAATCAAATTCAACCTGTATATACTCGTATACATTCAAGCACAAATGGCGCCGGATATCTGGTAAATCGACGAATGATGCTGCGATTATCAACATTATTCCGAGATAATATTGAGAATTTGTATCAAACGGGTTCTCATTGGTTATATCAAAATGATATTTTATGGAAAGGCATTATGGCGGATTCGGATGTGTATTGGTATATGTTCAATCATTATTTAGGTTATCAAATAGAAGGACATAGTGATTTGTCGAATGACCATAAAATCAGTATTATCCCGCAAACGTTTGAACCGTCATCTATCGATTATAATATTGAAGAAATCGATGCACCTGGTGCGCCTGACCCAAAACGTGAAATAAATTGGGAAGAAATCCATAGACAAGCAGTACAAAATTGCGAATATACTCCATGTTCAATTGTGAATACAGTGATTAAATCATTTGTCGATCGTGCTAATTTTGGATATAAGAAATATGGACAGACATTGGATAGAACTGATTTAGGTTTATTAAATTGGATACAACATGCACAAGAGGAACATATGGATGCGATTTTGTATCTAGAAAGAATTAAAAAAGAACTCAATGATGGTAGTAAGGCGTAAAGTCTGTTGATTATATATCGTTATTTACAGAAAGAACCTACGGTTCTCTCTTACTATCTCCCTTTAGAAAGAACCTACGAATGATATATAATAAAGTTGATTAGACTTCTAATTTTTTGCAAGTATGTCGTTTGCGACCTTCTTTCTTTTCGCATATAAATGTTCCGTAAACGCCTTTTCTGGTTCTAAATCCATGTTTTACTAAATTGTTTTGTTTTTTGGCGGAACGATGTTTGCGACGACTTACGATACGTCCTCGTTTGTTGCGAATCAAATCGGATTTGACAAGACCACCAACAGTATGATGGGCATTTCCATGAAATACTTTTGCGCGCGAACCAATAGTTTGCATTATGTTTTAGGATTATATTTTATTTTTATCGGAAAGGGTGTATAATTTATCTGTATACATTGTAAATATGACAGTTGAAGCGGAATTAAATCAAAGTATTGAAAAAGAGATTCAACAAATGAAAAATGATTATTCGATTGATACACAAAAAACCAATTACTTAATCCAGGATTCAATGAACACTGGATTTTTAACACGTATTTTACAAATTTCTTATGGTGTAGTTTATGTTTTTTTAATAATTATGATAATAATGAAATGGAGGTCAAATGAATATAGTACATTTTTCTCAGTCTCGATTCTTTTATTGTTTTTAGCATATCCATGGTTTATAACATTGATTTCGCGATACGCATATAATGGTTTCCTTGTATTGGCACATTTCTTATATAGAGGAAACGCATTATTAATGGATGACCCATTAAATCGGTAATTTCAAGTCTAAGCGTTTATTTAGAATATGAAAATAATTTATTATAATATAAGAACATGAGTTTATCAAGTGTATTTTTTGAATCTGTATTATTATTAGTTGTTGGAGTTTTAATTGTTTTAGTTGGAATATTAACATTTCATTTGAAAACCCGTATATCTAATTTAGAAAAAAATGTGGCTGAATTAGAAAATGCTATGATAATTGTAGCAAATAAATCGTTTGAACGTGTAAATAATCCAATTCCACCTCTCGAACATTATTGGCAAAACCCAGTTCAGGTTCCTTGGCAAAATACTATCCAGACACCTTGGACACCACAAATCCAAGAGCAAATCCCCGAAAAACGTGAATCGGAGTCAGAATCTGAGTCAGAATCGGAATCGGAGTCAGAATCTGAGTCTGAACCGGAATCGGAATCGGAACTTGAATATGAAATCGAATCACCAACCATAAGAAAAATAATAGTGAATCTAGACAATATTGATGATGAGATTTCGACGGCTCCTGATTTGGAAATATGTGAGATTGAAATCGATGAAAATGATATCTCTTTGCCAAGTACTCCCATTGAATATTCTGAACATATCAGTAATGTGAATAAATTAGAACCAGAAGAAAAAGAAGAGAAAGAAGAGAAAGAAGAGAAAGAAGAGAAAGAAGAAGAGAAAGAGAAAGAGAAAGAGAAAGAGAAAGAAGAGAAAGAAGAAAAAGAAGAGAAAGAAGAAAAAGAAGAGAAAGAATTAGGAATTGAAGAAGTTGTTATTGAGCCTGTATATAAGTCAACCTCGACTGATTATCAAAAAATGGATTTAAAAACCTTAAAAACATTGATTGGTAGTCGTAATTTAGCGGATTCAAAGACATTGTCAAAAATGAAAAAAACAGATTGTATTGAATTATTGAAAAAACATGAGAGTATTTAGGAAATCTTTGAGGGGGTCCGCGGTTATTACAACCCTCTAACCTGATAATATAAAAAGATATGAATCTTTACAACATTGCGTTTATTCTTGTTTTAATTGGTGCCATTAACTGGCTTTTGATTGGTGTTTCTGGAAATGACCTTGTTGAATCTTTGTTTGGTTTTACTATCGCCAAATATGTTTACATTTTGGTCGGCATTTCTGGTCTTTGGGTTGCTTATAAAAAATTCATGTAAACCATATGTGGAAAGGAAAATAGGGTGTGTATAAACAATGAATTTATATTATGAATTGATTGTTTTACACCTTTGCACATTTAAAACGCCGACGAATTCGAAGAATAAAAACAACTCACCGCGCACGCTGGTGCGACTTCTATACTTTGCACCGATAAAAATTCCTATTAATGGTCAATAAAATCGCATTTGCGATTTTATGACTTATTTAGAACGATTTGCCGCGCAAGCTGGCAAATCGTAATAGCATTTTAAAGGTGCAAAGTGTATAGGAGAGGATAGAGGAAAATTCTAGTATTTAATTAAGTATCGCAATACGATAAATGGTTGCATCACATTATGTGCGTTTCCACTTCCAGTTGAATCAGTTGTGAATGTATGAGTATGTGCTCCTGCTGAATTGATTGTAATTCCTGTTGTACTTGAATTAATATTTGACCATGTAACATAACCAGCAGAATCTCCGACAAAACCTGGTGCGTTTCCACCACTACTGTTAAAATCATCATTGATTGTATATTGTGTATGAGTATGTCCCGAGTCATTAATAGTATGTGTGTGAGTTCCAGCAGACTCTGTGGTACCTGTATGTGTATGACTTGGCATCTCTCCAACAGTCAATGTATGTGTTTCCTCTCCACCATTTGAGCCTAGTGTTCGATTTGTTAAACCGGCACCTTGTCCTGAACCTACTGCTGTTCTACCTCTCATATCAGGTAATAAAAAATTGCTTCCACTTCCACCAAATGTATACCCAATAGAATTAAATAACGCAGAATATGTGGTCGTATCTAAAGTTCTTCCATCACATTGAAACCAACCAACGGGTTCATTAATAGCAGCAGATTGAATAATTGTACCAGCAGGTATTAATACATAACCATCTAAATAATAATTGCCTCTTGCGTAATAATTATTTGCGGAAACATCGGAATTCACATATAGATTGTTTCCGATAGACGCATCGTTTTGAATCGATAAATTCTTTACACTTAAATTGCCATACGTAGTAATATCTCCTGTAACAACTAATGTTCCATTGAATGTAACATTCTTTTCCAAATAGAGAGAATTCCCGGAAACGATTTGATTTACAAAATGTGAATATCGAGTATTCAACATAATTTCATTTTTGATAGCCCTATTTGTATATTGCATTATATAATATATTATACATATTCAAGAGGTGAAAGCCTCTCATGCGTTACAAAATATAAAAACATGTGTAAAAACATAACAATAAATGAAACCATTAATATTAATAATAGCAAATGATAATCCACCTGTATACTTAGAGATGCAATCTCTTTGGCGTCAATGGATCGATAAACACAGCGTCCATTGTTATTGTTATTTTCTAAAAATGAAAAATGATATGAAGGAAACCATTGAAATCGATGAAACAGAACATACAATTTATGTGAGAGGTAATGAATGTTTAGTTCCTGGAATTTTACAAAAAACAATGATAGCAATGGAATATTGCATTCAACGATTTCCAGAGGTTTCCACGATTATTCGAACTAATTTATCCAGCGTTATCCTATTAGACAAAATCAATGATGAATTAAGTGATAATGTAGCGAGAGGTTATACAGGTCAACATTTTGATTATTCATTAAATCGATATATTCATTTCATTTCGGGAGCATTTATTTGTCTCTCGAAAGATATCTGGATAAAAACATTGAAACAATATCTAAATGATATAAGAGAAAATCCAATGGATGGTATATGGTGTCGATTACCGGATGATGTATGTATTGGTGAATATTTAGGATTGTCAGAGGTTTTGATATTGCACTTAGAAAATCGTTATTGGGTAAATCATCAATTAACAAAAGAAGATGTTGAAGAGATAAAAAATACGCCGGGAATTTGTCATATTCGATGTGAAAGTTATCGACATGAACGAACCGTTGATTCAATGATGAGTTTTCTTTAGTGTGAAGGTACAAAGGTATAAAAAATATGTAGAATGAGTATAAGATTCAATGAATATAATTATAATTGGTTTAACAATTCTAGCAATTTTCTTATTAGGTTATTTTTTCATTTTATACAATCAACGAAAAGTCATATTAGACAAAGTGAAACAGAATGAATCTGATTATGAAAAAAAATCAAAATTCGCATATGGTGTAAATGATTCTATAGAAGGTATGGGATTGTTACAGGCAGTTGGATTGGAAGCGTCTACTCCATTAGAAGAGGCAAATCAAAATATTCAACAACTTCGAAAAACATCTTCTTCGCAAATCCAATCCATGCCTGACAAATATCGCGATCTTGCATTAAGAGAAGTTACAATCAAATCATCATTTAATTCGGCGATTTCTGGAAATTTCGCAAGTAGTGAACAAATCAAGAATGTATTACAAAGAGGTTGTCGTTTTCTTGATTTTCAAATATTAACATCGGAAACAGATGCCAAAGATTATGTCTCTATGACTCTTGAAAATCAATCATTCAATTTAGATACCGAGAATAAATTGCCTCTCGCTGAAGCCATGAATACTGCTGCTTCTTATGGTTTTTCGAAAGCACCGAATTCGAATGACCCGCTTTTTATTCATTTAAGAATCGCAACCACCAATCCAGACTCTCTAAAAAGAATTTATAAAATAATCGTATTTTCGTTTAGTGGTCGTTTATTCCAGGGGCTGGTGAATCAATCCACACCTCTCGGTAAATTGAAGGGAAAAGCAGTTATTATTGTTGATTTAGCCACCAATCCAGAACTTCGAAGTATTGGCGCAGAAGCACACATATTCAGTGGAACCACCGATTTCCGTAAATATGAGTTTCAACAATTACAATCTATGGCACCAATGGTGGTCCAAAAAGACTCTGATAGTTTACATAATGATATGGGATTTTTAAGAATGTGTGTACCATTAAATAGTGTTGATGTCGATGTATCACCGAATCAATTCTTGGCAAATCATCCTTGTCAAGTATTAGCGATGCGTTTCTATAAGATTGATGAAAATTTAATTGAATATGAAAACTTATTCAATAAAACACAGAGTGCATTTTTACCTTTACCGGTTCATCCTGTCGAATAATCATGGTGTCTCATCTAATTTAATAACTCCACCTTGATATTTCAAACGTTTACTGAATACATAATGTTCACTATTAGCCGTTTTGCGATGAATATTACAATGAAGACAAGAGACAACTACATTATCTTTATTATGTCCATAATGATTATTTAATCGTTCTAATGTCCATTGTTTATTATCTCTCACAATTGAATAAATTAATTGTGTTGGTTTTTTACAATAATAACAAAGAAGATTACAATCATGTAAGAGACGAATCACATATTCATAATCAACAAATTTGGTCGAGTCAAATAATGATTTCTCTATATCTTGATTATGATATCCATTGATTTTTTGTTGGATTTGAATACGAATTAGATTTTCGAATTCAGGTGGATAAGAATATAATGCTTTCGGTTCGTTTGGTGTGATTAATGCGCTTAAAGCCGAGTATTGATTTTCTATAGAAAGTTCAGAATCCGAATAATTCCAATCTCTCGAACCACATTTGATTTTTGGTTTTTGAGAGAAAAAATCGGTGACTCCGAATTCAAAACCAGAGTATACCTGCGATGGTGATTCTTCTATAATTTGTTTATCTAAAACTGACATTTTATGAGATTTCGAGTTCGGTTTTCGTTTTTGAAATACATCTTCTGATATTTTGATTTGTTTAATATCCGGATTCATTCTGTATAATAATTAGAATATATTTATTCATCATCATAATCGATATCATCATCTATATGTACCGTATCTTTTTTCACATTATGGTCTAAATATCGATAAATGCGCCGAATATCTAATTTATTGATTTCATATGTATCGAACATTTTCTCTATTGAATTAATGGTTTGAATATTATTAATACAATCATTATAATAATTCTCATAAAAAAGTCGCATTTCTTGGAAGAAAGCAATCAAATCTTTTTTATCCATATCTAATTTTTGACATAATTCATAAATAAATCCAATATTATTATATTCAGTTGAATATTTCGTCAATACTTTTGTAAATCGCACTTCATATTTATCGATTTTATCCGGGTCCACCTTGAACCTCGTATGAAACATTCTATTATTATAAAATGTTTTAATTAGACTACTCATTTCATTAAATTGCCATATTTGGTTTTGGAATGTAATACGGTCAATATAATCAGCGAAACAAGTATTTTCCAAAAAAGACAAATAAAAATCAATAGTTTCCATGATGTTTGTCGGCATAATATCAACAATATTTTCATGCCATAAAAGAGCAACTGTGGTTCGGTCAGTTTCATTCATGAGAAGTCCATGTTCACTTAAATTATACTGTCGAGAGAGCAATGATTTGGTGATTTTATTGGTGTCATCATTAAACGATTTTGTATTTAAAATGCCGCTCAGAATCGACTGTTTTATCATAGTTTTATCATGTCGATATAATTTGTCGATGAATTTTAGTTTGCGTAAATCACCATTTACATATTCAACTATCGCATTTTTTTGCGTAACATCTAAATCAGAATAAAGAGTCGATATGTATTTTAAAATTTGGTCTTTTTTGGGGGTACTAAATTCAAAAACATGACACACTTTCATTAATTCTTTTATTTTTTTGTCGATGTTATAATTTCCAATACAAATAATAGGATTCAATGTCATATTTTCCATTTTCTGTTTTTTCGTTTTCTTTTGTCTTATCAATTTAATAAGAGCCGATATTCCACCTTTATCGCCATTATTCATTCCATCGATTTCATCCATAACAATTGCGATTTTTCGGACTTTATTTCTCATCATATCCAAAACATTACAAGTAGAAATATTATTACTGGCTATATTTTCAATTAATGCCTTGTTTCTCACATCACCGGCATCATATTGAATAATATCAAAATCCAATTCAGTAAGAATATTTTTAACGAATTCTGTTTTGCCAATACCAGAAGAGCCATAAATATAAATGCCTTTTTTTATTGCGATATTGTTTTTATTTTTATCAAAATCAATTAAAATTTGACGAATTTCATTGTATTGTTTTTCACGTTCAAAACATTTATTTATGATTTGTATATTCATAACAGATAATTATTAATATGAATTATCTTTTATTATCTTATACAGACGCAGATTATTTTACGTATTTTATCGTTGACACATAGTATACAAAAGTCTATTTACAAAATAAAGTAAAAAATAAGCGATGGATGCGGCGAAAACAGTCATGTAATGGCCGAATCCTTTTCGTTTCATGATACCAAAGGCTACACCAGTGATAACAGAGACTGAAAAAAGAAGAAATCCAATCACGGACAAATAATAAAAATAAAGGCAATAATCCTTAGGGAGAGGGCTAAATAATTCGTTCCACATTTTATATTTTATGGGTTTTTATTTTTGATTCTCTCCAACCCCCTCTAACCCCCATCTTCCTTTTTTTCGAATGTTGGTTGCCATTTATTTTTATTCATTACAGAACACGCATAATTCATTATAGATTTGTTTTTGGAAACAATGCTCTTGACAAAATAGATGATAAGAATGTATATCTTTTGTCATTGATGACAATTGTTTATTTTTAATAATCCATGTTTGTTTTTGATTTGTCCAAGGTTCATTGCGATTGGTTGTAATCATTGGATAAATGATTGTTGTTGAGTTTTTGTTCATTTGTTCAAAGAGTTCCATAAAACGAATTCCACCGAATATACCATCTCCCTTATATTTTGTCTCTTTCCAAACATTTCCTAGATTATCTTTTAAATAATAAGAAATATGGGTTTGATGATGGAGAGGATGAAATGGAACTACATATTGATTTGAATTTGAAAGTCGATATACAATCATTGTTAATTATTGAATTTATTTGTGAATGATGTCAAAGGATTCTTTCTCGAAAATGAATTTCAATTTCAGGAGGAACGTAGTTCCTCCTTACCACCTCCTCAGGCGCGCGTAGCGCGCCATATTACCACCCCTTCGGGGTGGTAAGGAATAAAAAGACCGATGAAATTTCTTATAAAAACCTCGTTAAAAAGAAATGGGACCCTACGGGTCCCATTTCTTTTCAAATGCCTAATTAAAATATTTTTTATAAAAATATATAATAAACTTGTTTACTCCTTACCGCCCCATAAGAAAACTACCGCGTCAGCAGGTAGTTTTCGATATAGGGGTGGTAATATGGCGCGCTATGCGCGCCTGAGGAGGTGGTAAGGAGGAACTACGTTCCTCCTGAAATTGAACTCATAATAGATTCATATTATTAATATTATTAATACTATTAATACTATTATAAAAAATTCGACAGCAATGTTTACCGACGATTACGATTTTACAATTCAAGATATTCATACAAAAAAATATGACCATGAATTGACTCCGAAAATGCCAGAACATGCTGATAAATTGGAAGATTTGCGACAGATTATGTTGATAGCCAGATTAAATGTATATCGACAATATCGGGCTCATTATAATCAATATATGGCCAAACATAAATTATATAATCGAATGTTTTCGACCGGACAAATCGGAGAGAATGAATTTCGTAAAAAAACAAGAGGTATCGAAATATTCTCGGAATATACGGCTCTTACTTATGGAAACGAATTCGAAAGAAATAAATTAATTGATATTGATAATGAATATTGGAAATTAAGAAAACATTATGTATGTGATGATATCGAACCAAAAATCATAAGAAATCGCAAATTATTCGTGTAATTAAAAAAGTCATATGAAATGTTTTACGATAATAGTAATAAATATAAAACATAAAGTGTGTAAAAACAAAAATGAATGAGACAATTGAGTTAAAAAAATATGAAAATGGAGTAGGACCTTTATTCGCTTGTCAACTATCTCTAAAAATGTTAATAGAAGATATAAGAAATGATTATAGTCACCGAAAAACAGCAGAAACTATATATGAATGGTTAGGAAATTATGAAGGTTCAATAGACGAATTATATGAAGTTTCATCAGAAAAATCAGTGTTTATTTTGGAAGCATTAGAAAAATATGATATAAACACAACAGATTCAAACTTATTATTGAATTATATTGATGCAATTGGTTCATTAAAATATCAAAAAGATTTAAACCTTTGCACCTTTAAAATGCCGATTAATAAGTCCTAAAATCGCATTTGCGATTTTATTGACCATTAATAGGATTTTTATCGGTGTAAAGTATAAAAGTCGCACCGCGCACGCTGGTGCGACTTAGGGCCTTCACAACATTTAAAACGCGTCTACAACTCACCGCGCACGCTGGTGAGTTGTTTTTATTCACAGAATTCGTCGGCGTTTTAAATGTGCAAAGGCGTAAAAAATTGAATGACCTATTTTGTTTTTTATAAAATCAATAATAACCCCCTGACGCAATAAATAACAACCATGAACACTCCTGTCCCCCCTCGTTTTATTCATATAATTTCATGTAAATTATATGATATACTTGAATATCGATTGATGCTCCGAATCCAACGCCTGTATAATGAAGACGACATGACTCCCGAAGGATATATCCGTATTCTCGATGAACAACAAGACAAAGCCCTCAATGCTATTTCCACGTATCAACCATCAATTGACGCCTTGTCAGCAAAAATCGCACAACATTTTATCCTTCGCCATCCTGGAAAAAAAACGGTCGATGCGGATACTCTCGAACTATATTCGGAAGATGCTATAGAAGTTAGTCCAGAATTCAATTCAACATTTGAAACACTTTTTGCGAATATCGTCCGGGAACTTGACTAGATGATATCCACCTAAATATTTGGACACCATACGATCAATCTTATAAATAAAATCCCAAATCGAATCTAAAATACGTTTTGCCGTTTTCGAAATGCCGCCAATAATATAAAAAGGAATGTATAATATATGACCCAATAACGATAAAAAATAAAATTTCCAACAAGTTGTATTTCCGATTTTATTAAATACACAAGCAATGGGTTTGAATATTTTCGCAAATCCACTTTTCATTTCTTTTCCCATTTTATCGAATCCCTTTTTCGTTTCTTTCATTGCTTTTTCCGCTCCTTTTTTTGTTTCTTTTGCTGCTTTGTCCACGCCTTTTTGTATTGGTTTTCCTACATTTTTCGAAATTTCTTTTGATATTTCTTTCGGTGTTGGGA